ATGCGTATAGCGGGTATTAAGTGGTATCCATTACACCAAAGTGCCGTTGAGTTTTTGACTGAAGAACACATGGACGGTCACAACACGGTGACGGTCAACACCCGTGATAACGATTATCTGCTTATCTATGTGTCCATCATCGGCCAGCCACCACCATTTATGCAGGTTGAGCTGGGGCCGAAAAAAACGGCATGGCAGACTTATGGTGACGAACTCGTAAACCCTGCTGTAAATATTGAGGACGGGCACGGCACAGACGATGGCACGGTCGGTAACGCTAACTACCTGCTGAAACCTGCCGGTGCGACAGAATACGGCGCGTATGCTGACGCGGCGGGCACTATTCCAGCAACGGACGATACTGAGGCGCTGAAGCTGAAAATTCTCGCCGCATCGCAAACAGGCAAATTGGAGTTTGAGGCCGGTAAAAATTACCTGGTGTCGGATACGCTGATGATTGACCCTGCAATCATTCGCACTATTGAGGGAAACAACGCCGCATTTATCACATCAGTTGATAAGCCCATTTTTCACGTTAAAGGGAGGCTAACAACCGATGCCGGCCCAGAAAAGGTATGGCCACTGAGCATTCCTGAAGCCTCAAGCAGTATGAGTAATATTCGTACATTCAGTACAGACCGCAAACGCGGAACCGGACTGGTGTTGGAGGGGCTGTTCGGGTATAAGCTAAATAACTGCTTCTTCTCATACCAGTCTATCGGTATAGAGTTTCGTAACTATATGCGAAACCTGTTGGTTACATCTGCGCATGTCTTCGCAAACAACAAATACGGTATCTATTTTACCGAAAGCATGAACATGCATCAGGCGATAATCGGTAATCTGATGATGATGCACAACTGGAAGAATATCTACGGGAAAAACACAACAATGTACAACGTTGCAATCTGCAATGCTGACATTGAAAACGGGTATTGGTACTTCGGTGGTGAAGACTTTTACAATGACTGCAATATTCATTTTGAGCAAACAACAAACAAAGTACAGGATTTGCGCTTTATCAATCTCACTTTGGAAGACCACTGGAGAACGCAAAAATCAGTGCACCTTGACGGAGCACAAAACGACTCATTTGCTGCGATTGTTTTCGATGGTTTACGCGCAAGTAATACGCTGAAAAATGTACTGCTGCTCGGCGGGATAACTGGCTGCACCATTTCGGGCGCGAACATCGGTACGTCATACGACGCACATGTAAAACTCACTGGATTTGTTAATGGCCTAAATATTAATGGATGTAACTTCGATGTAGATAGAGGCTCTGCGTTAGAGGCAGTGGGCAATTTCGATATTTGGAATATGTCATTTTGTGACAATACAACTCTGAATAATTGCCGGAAAAATCCTGTAGTTATTAAGGTCAACAATATCCGCAATGCGTCGCTCAGCAATAACCTATTTAGCATCGCTGGCGACACATATTACGACAAAACTAAGGCAGCAATTGATATTCAGCTTAACGGGAACGGTCAGGCTAAGCTGATCCGTGCGGACAACAATAACTTTATGTTCGGGTCGGTAACGGGTATCACTAAAGGTATTTCGCTGCCAGCGTCAACGGTCGGGAAATCGACTGTTGGTAACATCAGCGATGTTGAAGGGCTGACTTATCAGTAAGGGCATAGCGAGGAAAAAAATGAACCCTAAAAAATACTTTTGCATCATTACTGATATCGGCGCTCAACGTATGGCAGAGGCCATCGCTACCGGCGAGAGAATGGATATTGCGGAGATGGCCGTCGGCGATGGTAATGGCAATTTACCGCAGCCATCATCCAGGCAGGCCGGGCTAATTAACGAAGTATTTCGCGACCGCCTTAATCGTCTATCAGTCGCAAATGCCGCCGCAAACACTGTCGAAGCCGAAATGATTATTCCTGCACAGGCCGGAGGATGGTGGTTACGTGAAGTTGCATTGTTCGCGTCAGACGGCGCGTGCGTTGCGGTCGGCAACATGCCGGAAAGCTATAAGCCAGTCACCACAGACGGATCCAGCCGCACGCAGATCGTGCGCATGCAGCTTGCAGTCAGCAGCACCGAGCATGTGGCGCTGATTATCGATCCGTCCGTCGTCATTGCTACCCAGCAAGACGTTACAGCCGCAAAAAACGAGGCCAAGGACTACACGGACGAAGCGATCGGCGAACTGGGCGAAAGCGTAAACAAGGCGATCGCCGCCGCAGTAAAAACGGCAATCCGTGACGCCTGGGAACAAGACAACCCCGTCGGCTCGTCGCGCCTGTTCAATCAGAACGTGAACCCTAACACTAAATGGCCGTGGTCAAAATGGGAGTATGCCGGAGAACACCTGACGATCAGAACGGCAAAAGCGGACGGTTCAGACGTTGGCACCCAGGGCGGTAGCGATACGGTGAGCATCACGCGCGCCAACCTGCCACAGTCTGTGCTGAATGTGTCAGGTTCAACCAGTGAGCAAGGGGCGCAAACGCTGCAAACAACGCCGGCGGGTAGACACAAGCATCAGGGAGGAATGTCCGCGCCGGGCGAGGCGTGGGATGGCGATTATATTGTCGGCTCCGACAACGACAGCCACAGAACGCGCAACTACACCAGCGAGGCTGAAGACCATATTCATTTCGCCACCGTGCCGGCGCACGCTCACACCGTTTGGGCGCAAACCGAAGCGCTCGGCCAGGGCCAGGCGATCAGCGTCGTCGAGCGCCATAAGCTGCAAATGCTTTGGCACCGCGTAGCCTAAGCCCCATGCGGGGCTTTATTTTTACGGCAAATACCGTCATTGTAATCACCATCCATCCTGCCGCGCTGATTGGCGCGCCACCTTGTGCCAGCCACCACACAAAGCCCACCACATGCATTAACCGCGCACCACCGCCACCATAGGGGAACACCGTTACAGGAGATCCGCCTAATGGCTCAAGACTATCATCACGGCGTGCGCGTGCAGGAAATCAACGAAGGCACTCGCACCATCACCACTGTCAGCACCGCCATCGTCGGCATGGTCTGTACCGGTGACGACGCCGACGCAAAAGCATTCCCGTTAAACACCCCCGTGCTAATTACCGACGTCCTGGCCGCCAGCGGCAAGGCTGGCGAAACCGGCACCCTCGCCCGCTCGCTGGATGCCATCGCCGATCAGGCCAAGCCCGTCACCGTCGTCGTGCGTGTCGCACAGGGCGAAACCGAAGCCGAGACGACAACCAATATCGTCGGCGGCGTGACCCCCGAAGGCAAAAAAACCGGCATGAAAGCCCTGTTGGCCGCACAAAGTCAACTTGGCGTTAAACCTCGCATTCTGGGCGTGCCGGGACACGATACCCAAGCCGTCGCAACTGAATTGCTAGCCGTGGCGCAAAGCCTTCGCGCCTTCGCCTACCTCAGCGCCTATGGCTGCAAGACGGTATCCGAAGCGCTCGACTACCGCAAAAACTTCAGCCAGCGCGAAGCTATGCTGATTTGGCCGGATTTCCTGAGCTGGGATACCACGACCAACGCATCCGCAACAGCTTTCGCGACTGCCCGTGCGCTTGGGCTGCGCGCCAAGCTGGATCAGCAGGTCGGCTGGCACAAAACCCTGTCCAACGTCGGCGTTAACGGCGTGACCGGCATCAGCGCCGACGTCTATTGGGATTTGCAGGACACGGCCACCGATGCCAACCTGCTGAACCAAAACGACGTTACCACGCTGATCCGCAAAGACGGATTCCGATTCTGGGGGTCGCGCACCTGCTCCGATGATCCGCTGTTCCAGTTTGAAAACTACACCCGCACCGCGCAAGTGCTGGCCGACACGATGGCCGAGGCGCAGATGTGGGCGGTAGATCAGCCGCTGCACCCTTCCCTTGCCAAAGACATTATCGAGGGAATCAACGCCAAATTCCGCGAGCTGAAAAACGGCGGTTACATCGTTGACGGGAACTGCTGGATTAACGAAGCAGCCAACGACAAGGACACCCTGAAAGCCGGCAAGCTGGTGCTGGATTACGATTACACGCCAGTGCCGCCGCTCGAAAACCTGCTGCTGCGCCAGCGCATCACCGATCAGTATCTGATGAATTTCACTCAGAACGTGAACAGTTAAGGGGGACGCGATGGCCTTACCACGCAAACTGAAGTACCTGAATCTGTTCAATGACGCCAACAGCTACCAGGGCGTTATTGAAGAAATCACCCTGCCGAAGCTGACGCGAAAGCTGGAAGCATTCCGGGGCGGCGGCATGAACGGCAGCGCCAGCGTTGATCTGGGGCTGGATGATGGCGCACTTGACGCCGAGATCACTCTCGGCGGCATTGAGGCGCAGATTTACAAGCAATGGGGTATCGCCAAGGTTGACGGCGTCCTCCTGCGCTTTGCCGGCTCGTTCCAGCGTGACGACACGGCCGAGATCATTGCCGTCGAAGTGGTCATGCGCGGGCGTTTCTCCGAGTTTGATCATGGCAACTATAAGCAGGGCGACAACACGCAGACCAAGCTGAGCGCCAAGAATACCTATTTCAAGCTGACATGGGACGGCAGCGTCCTGATGGAAATCGACACCGTGAACATGGTCGAGATCATTGATGGCGTTGACCGCCTGGCAGAGCACCGCCGCGCCATCGGCTTGTAATCGCCTGCTGACAGGTATTTCATGCGGCCCGCAGGGGCCGCCTAAACAGCACCAATCATTAGGATAACGTGATGAAAGAAAAACAGACGACAGACGGCGCAGAACTGGCGACCAACCAGCCGATCACACTGGACGTTCCCATCGTGCGCGGCACCACGCAGATCACCGAAGTGACCGTCAACAAGCCGAATTCCGGCGCGCTGCGCGGCACCCGTTTGCAGGCGCTGATCGAAACCGACGTTGATTCCCTGATCAGGGTATTGCCGCGCATCACCACGCCGAACCTGACGGCGGCCGAGGTTGCCAACCTCGATCCGGCTGACCTTTATCAGCTGTCGCAAGCTGTGGCGATTTTTTTCTTACCGAATTCGGTCAGGTCAGATTTCCTGAACAGCTGACAGTAGAAGATCTGACGGCGGATATTGCCGCCGTCTTCCATTGGCCGCCGACCGTCACCGACTCAATGCCGCTGGCCGAGCTGCTGGAGTGGCGGCATAAAGCCATAATCCGCAGTGGGGCAAGTGATGAGTGACAAAAACCTCCGATTGCAGGTTTTACTGAGCGCGGTCGATAAAGTCACCCGCCCGTTTAAATCCATGCAGGCCAGCAATAAAGCGCTGGCCGCTTCTGTTAAAGCCACCAAAGACCAATTAAAACAGCTGGATAATCAGGCTGGGAAAATTGACGGTTTCCGCAAGACAAAAGCCCAGGTAGCCGCCGCCGCGCAGGCGCTAAGCACTGCCCGCGATAAAGCGCGCAGCCTGGCTATTGCCATGAAATCAACGGAAACCCCGACGGCCAGGCAGGCGCGCCAATTTCAGAAGGCCAGGGAGGAAGCAGCCCGCCTTCAGCAAAAATATTCCGATCTCCGGCTGTCCCTGCAAAACCAGCGCACCGCACTGAAAAACAGCGGCATGGCGACTAACCAGCTGGGTGAGGCTCAGCGATCGCTGCGCGCCAGTATCAGCAAGACAACCGGCGCGTTAGAAGCACAACAGAGGAAATTGGAGCAGCAGGCACAGCAGCAGAAGCGACTTTCGGATGCTCGTTCCCGGTATCAAAACGCGATGGGAGTGCGCAACCAATTGGCCGGCACTGGCGCGGGTATGCTGATCACTGGCCGGATGGCTATTGCTGGCATTAAGCCCATGCTGTCGGAATCTGCCGTATATAATCAGCATGTTGAGCGATTTAGAGCGCAAGGTGTAACGGAGAAGCAAATACAGGATGCGCAGGGATTCGTTCAAAACAATCCGGTGATCGGTAACAGCCAATCTGAGCTGATGAAGTTATATGGCGAGGCTTATGCCATCACCCGCGATGAACACCATACCCATGATGCCACAGTGCAACTGGCACGCGCTGAAACGGCGATTAACATGTTGGGGGCTAAGGGGCTATTAACCCCTGAGCAAACCCATGCTTTCAGCGAGCTGTCATATGCCATGCTGAAGAACGCCGAGCTGCGCAACGAAATTCAAGATCCAAAGCAATTCGCCAGCTTTATCAACGAATCTGTAAAAGCGTTTGCCGTATCTCAGGCGATAGTTACGCCAAAAGATACAAATGACTTTATGAAAACCGGCGGCCTAGCTGCAAAAGATATCAGCCGGGACGAATATTTTTATGCATTCTCTCACCTAATCCAAGAAATGGGCGGTAAAAGAACCGGTGACGCCCTAAACTCAGCGCGCCAAAACTGGATCAGCAAACGCATTAAAGAGCGCAGCAAAGATGAAATGGATAAAATCGGGCTTATCGATAATGTTACCTATTCAAAGACTGGCCATGTAAAAGATTTTAATTTGGTAAACCAAGATAAATTCAATGCCACACCGTTTAAATACTTAATGGAGGAGGTTGTACCGCGCATTGAAAAAAGGTATCCGGGTTTATCCGAGGAAGGAATTCAGTTAAAGATAAGCGATCTATTTTCCAATAGAACCGCGTCAGACTTATTTGCAACGATGTACAACCAAAGGGAAAACATCAAAAAGCAAATGGTTGCCGGCACAAAAGTGCAGGATATCGACACAATTATTAATCAGGGAAAGAATCAGGCTCCAGGACAAGAATTAATACTTGAGGCGAAAAAACGCGACCTTTATAAGCAGCTTGGACAAAATATATTGCCTTTGTATGTGAAGGGATTATCACTGATTAATAATGCGCTGACCAGCGTTTCAGCCTTCATTGATAAGCACCCGCAATTGGCTAAATATTTCATTCTGGCCGCAGCAGGGATGGCACTACTGGCGACAGTCAGCGGCGCGCTCATGTTGGCTGTGGCGGCGCTACTTGGGCCTTTTGCTATGTTAAGACTCAGCACGCAAGTGCTGGGAATTAGGTTGCTACCTGGGCTTGCTCAAGGTATGCAAAAAATAGGTCGCGTGTTCTCATGGGTGGCAACGTCCCCACTGCGTTTCCTCCGTTTTGCGCTGGCCGGCGTATCGGGGCTGTTTGGATCGCTGCTGATTCCGCTGGGTTTAGTCGCCGCAGCTATCGCTGGCGCAGGACTGCTGATTTACAAATACTGGAAGCCTATCAAGGCATTCCTTGGCGGTGTCGTTGAAGGGTTTAAAAATGCAACAGCCCCAATCAAAGAAGCTTTTGCGCCATTAATGCCCGTCTTCACATGGATCGGCGACAAGGTTAAAGCGCTGTGGGGCTGGTTCACTGATTTGCTAACTCCGGTGAACTCGACAAAAGAAAGTTTGGACAGCGCCGCGTCGGCTGGCAAGCAATTCGGCGAATTTCTGGCATCGGGCATTGAATTGGCGATGACCCCACTGAGGCTGCTTATAGACTCGATAAAGTGGGTGCTGGATAAACTGGATGAAATCAAGGTACGGTCGGCAGAAACGCGCAAACTGGCGCAGGAAAACCCGGCCGTTGCCGATGCGGCCCGCCGTGCCGGTGTAACATTGACGCCGGCACCACAAGGCAATTCCGCCGACGCCATCCGCCGGCGATATACCGGTGAGCATGATAACGGCGGCCGTATCCCGCTGGGTAAATTCGGCATTGTCGGCGAGTACGGCCCGGAGATCGTCAGCGGGCCGGCAAACGTCACCAGCCGCCGAAACACCGCAGCAATGGCCGCAATCGCCGCCCTGTTCATGAATGGCGCAACAGCAGCGGACGCCCCGCTACACCCGCACAGCCTGGCCGGGAACCAATACCGCTCCGCCGGTAGCGCATCATATCAGCGTACCAATGCGCCAATTGTCGAGATCCACGCGCCGATAACCATCAATCCGCAGCCAGGACAGAGCGCGTTGGATATCGCGCGGGAAGTCGCGAGACAGTTGGATGCGAGAGAACGGCAAGCGCGCGCCAAAGTGAACAGCAGTTATAACGATTTTGAGTGAGGATGATCATTATGATGATGGCATTAGGCATGTTCGTGTTCATGCTGCAAACCGTTCCATACCAGGAATTTCAGCACCAAATGTCATGGCGACACCCAACAAACAGCCGCGTCGGGCTTCGGCCGCAAAGCCAGTTTTTGGGGCCGGACGATGAAACGATCACATTGAGCGGCGTCCTATTGCCGGAACTGACCGGCGGCCGAGTGTCGCTAATGGCGATACAGCTGATGGCGGAAACAGGCAAGGCGTGGTCGCTTATCGAAGGCAGTGGCGCGATTCATGGCATGTTCGTGATCGAGAGCCTGACCCGAAGCAAAACCGTTTTCTTTCAGGACGGATCCGCCAGGCGCATTGAGTTTACCATCACGTTGAAGCGCACGGATGAAGGGTTAAAAGACATGTTCGGCGATTTATCCCAGCAATTTGAAGACCTCGCCACTCAGGTATCTGACACCGTCGGAGGGCTTTTATCATGAGCCTGCTAGACGCCCTGGACAAGATCGGCGGCAGCAATACGCCAGCCTATACGTTGAAGATTGACGGCGTCGATATTACCGGGAAAGTGAACGAAAAACTGCTGAGCCTGACCCTAACCGATAACCGAGGTTTTGAGGCTGACCAGCTGGAGATCGAGCTTGACGACAGCGACGGCAGCCTGATACTACCCCGTCGCGGCGTCAGCATCGCCGTGGCTATCGGCTGGAAAGATACCGGCACCATCGACAAAGGGCTGTTTGTGGTGGATGAAATCGGGCATTCCGGCGCGCCGGATAAGTTGACGATCACGGCACGCAGCGCAGATTTTCGACAAACGCTAAACGTGCAGCGCGACAACTCCTATCACAAGAAAACCCTGGGCGATATCGTGAAAACCGTCGCCACTCGCAGCAAGCTAACGCCGGTCATCAATAAAAATATGGCTGATATCGCCATTCCTCATATCGACCAAACAAACGAGTCGGACGGGAGTTTCATCACCCGCATAGCGAAAGAAAATGGCGCTGTGGCCGCTGTTAAGAACGGTAATCTGCTGTTCTTCAAACAGGGGCAAAATCAGACCGTCAACGGCAAACAGATCCCTGAAATGCTAATCAACCGCCAGTCGGGCGACAGCCATCAATTCACGTTGACCGATCGCGGGGCATATACGGGCGTGGTGGCGAATTGGTTAAACACCCGCGCCGCGAAGAGCGAACCGGTCAAGGTCAAGAGACGCCGCAAGAAAAAGCCAATGGTTGAGGAAGAAAAACAGGGTGAATACTTGGTCGGCAGCGATGAAAACGTCCTGGTGTTACGCCATACCTACGCGACAAAATACAACGCCCAGCGCGCGGCAAAGGCCAACTGGGAACGGATACAGCGCGGCGTTGCCACTTTCACGATCCAGCTGGCGCGCGGCCGTGCGGAGCTTTACCCGGAGGCCCCCGTCACAGTCAAAGGTTTTAAGCGTGAGATCGACGAAGCAAAGTGGACGCTGGTCACAGTAACGCACAGTTTGAACGGTAGCGGGTTTACGACGTCGCTGGATCTTGAGGTTAAAATCGACGAGCTGGAAATGGAATAATGCAAACGACCAATATTTGTGCATAATTATCAGCAATACTGGCCTTAGCCGGGAACATGACGGAGAACCCCGCCATGATGCATTGTCCTGAATGCGGCCAAGCCGCACACACCAGATCATCGAACTACATCACCAATACGACCAAAGAGCGCTACAACCAGTGCACAAACATCAATTGTGGATGCACGTTTGTCAGCCATGAAACCTTTACCCGCGTAATATCAAAACCGCATAACGTCAACCCTGTTGCCCCGCACCCACAAAGTGGCGGCCAAACAGCCTTGGTATTTGGCTAATCTCCAATGCAAAAACGCCCGCAAATGCGGGCGTTATTATCACTTGGAAGATAGTGCCGGCAGCACATGTTGCGGATCTCGCTCAATCGCACGCAATAGCGCTTTGGCGGGGCCGGTTGGTTCACGTCTGCCCTGCTCCCAATTTTTGAGCGTACCGACACTGACAGAAATTAGTGCAGCAAAAACAGGTTGAGATAACCCCGTCGCTTGACGAATGGTTTTAACTTGCACTGCACTAACCTGAAACTCACGAGAAGGTGCGCGCTCACCGTCAATAATTTCATTCATTTGCGTCATGCTTTCTTTCAAGCGATCGAATAGTTTAGCGTCCATAGTTACCACCTCTCATTCAACGCGCGAAGGGCGCGCCTTTCATCAGCAGATAAATCATCTTTGATGCCCTTTTTGTAGATCACCAGTAATCGGATCTGAGACTCGGACAATTTGTGATAATAAATTACCCGTACTCCACCCCGCTTACCTTTGCCACCGCTTGCCCAGCGCACCTTACGCAATCCGCCGGTTTCTTTGATCACATCACCGGCGGTTGGGTTTTCAGCGAGATAAAGCTGAAACTCGCGATACTCTTCATCGCTGAGCAGCGTCAAAACATCCTCTGTAAAGATTGGTGTCTCTATAAATATCATCATCTATGCGTCAATGGCGTATACCGTAAGCACATGTTAGCACGTGTCGGGTGTAAGTCAATGACGCATAGCTGATCATGAAAGGTCTGCGGGGGGAAAATCTTTGCTGCCATCGCGCTGCCATTTTGCTGCCACTTAGCATTTTTCAGGCACAAAAAAACCGCCTCTCGGCGGTTACGACATTACTGCTTATTCCTTTGATTATTCGGTATTTTTGTTCCCTGGTACCCGGGGCGGGACTTGAACCCGCACAGCCATAAGCCGAGGGATTTTAAATCCCTTGTGTCTACCGATTTCACCACCCGGGCTCGGGAAATT